CTGATTTTTCTGCTTTTGTAACGTTACCATCAGTCCAAACTACTTTTCCATTTCCTAAATATGTTTTACCTTTTTTAGCTTCACGTTCTTCTTGTGTTTGGCTATCAGTAATAGAAACGTTATTTCCGTAGTTATCAGGTTTATCATTTACTGCGATAGTAAAATTATAATAAACTGCACCATCTTTACCTTTTACAAATCTTTCTTTTTGTAATTTGTCTACTCTTAAACTTGCGTTAATTAATGTACTCATAATTGTTTTAGCATTACCTTGCAATCGGATTTAAAATTTACTTAACTTTTAATAATTCGTCTTTTACTTTTTTGGCTAATTTATACTTTTTTTCAATAGCTTCAATATTACCACCATTTTTTAAATATTCAATAGCTTGTGTAAATTGTGGAGTATTTTGATTTAACCAGCTTAATTCTTCAGTTGTAGCATTTTTTGCAACATCTTTTCCGTGTGTATTAGTTGCATCAGCATCTTGCGTATCATCAATTAAAAGTAAATTACCTAATGCGTATTTTTTACCATAAGAACTTGCTGAACCAAATGCTTGTGGAATTTGCATTCCTTTCTGTTGTAAATCTACTCCTACTATTGCAGTAGCACCTATTTCTTGTACGCCATCTATATCGTGTATGGTTACATAAGAAGTAATAATTGGCAATCCATCAATATTACCTAATATTTCTTTTAAAGTGAAATAAACACCATACTTTTCATTAAAAGGTTTTAATGCTTCTAATATATCTTCAGCTGAACGAAAATTGTATTTTCCAAAAGAATTAAACTTTGATTTTGCAGCTTTAAATTCTACCTGTATTTTACTTAATTTTTCGTGTAATAATAATTGTTTCATAATTCGTAAGTTTTTTGTTTAATAATTGTTTTATACTCTTGTGGGCAATCTTCATCACATAATTCAAATATGTGTGTTTTAATTTCGTTTAATTTGTTTTCAAGTTCGCATACTCTTTTTTGTAATGCTTCAACTTGGTAACGTTGGTAGTCGATTAAATCTTTCATTGTTTTTGTTTTTAATGTTATTTTGATAAGGCAAATTTAAACAAATTTTTTAATTTGCAACTATGTTTTTATTTTTTAACAAAACTTTAACAAAAAAGGGTAACCAATTAAGATTACCCAATTTAAACAAATAACAAAGGAAACAAACTAAATATCTTTTAATAACGATTGATAGTATTCTATTTTTTCAATTAAATCAGCATCTGTAAATTTAACTGATTGTTGCGATAATTTATATAATTCTTCAGGAAAGTTATCACCATATTTTGAACATAAATATTTAGTATATAAATATATTTCTCCTGCTCTAAAAACATTACATCCTGAACATTGAACATTACAATTACGTTCATCCCAACGAGTACTATAATGCCTTCTTGATGCCCAATGCCCATTTTGAAGTTTAGTCCAATGGTCTTTTTTACCACAAGTAACACAAGTAGCTATTTCATTTACAGAATCTTTTTGCCTAATATATTGGCTAAATACTGCATCAAGTTTCTTAACTAATGTGCTTCTTTTAACTTTCATATTACAAATGTATAAAAAAAACCTACCGAATTAACAATAGGTTATTAACAAAGTGTTCAAAATCTATATTATAATATATATTATATACGCACACGCACTTTTATTGTATTTTTATATTATAAATATATATTAAAATAATATATTAATATAATTTAAAATATTTTTTATAAATAATATATATAATAATTAATATAATAATAAAAAACAAAATATAATATTTAATATTATAATTATCTTTTTTAATATCTTTATTCTTAATTACTTCTTTAGATTTAATATTTATATGTTTATCTTCAATTTTAGACACTTTTATGTCTTTTTTATATAAACTATTATCTTTTACTTTTTCGTGTCTTAAAACAACGTTAAAATACGTTTTACCATTATACTCAAATGGTTTTAAATTATCTTTTGCTTCAATAATATAATTTTCTGATTCGTAATCAAATTTAATTTCTACGTTTGAACTATCAGTTGTAATTGTTTTTTCTTCAATTTGTGTTTCAACTTGCTTTTCTTGTTTTTCTATTTGAACCTTTCTCGAGCCACAAGAAGCAATAAAAAACATCAAAGTATATAAGTATATCAATTTCATATAAAAGTGTCTTAAAATTAAAATAAATGCGTTATTTTACCATCTTGCTTTAGTTCCTCTAACGTCATAATGTACCCAACTTGGATAAATACCAATTCCACCTTGTTTCATTTTACCTTGTTCAATAAGTCCTTCAATTACTAAAGCCACTTCTTTAGGTGTCATTCCTGAAACTTTAATATCAGCAGCTAAACCTTTTACGTGCTGACTATCTTTTGCACCACCTATTTTTTTATTATGTTGTGGACTTCTGTAACCGCTTGTAATAGATATTGATTTGCCTACTGCATCGCGTAGCACTTGTAAGTTTTTAGCAAGTTGTAAAATATTAGGCAATACATTGTTCGGTATATCTCTACCACATTTAGAGTTAAATTCTTCTAAAGTAAAATTATTCGTTAATTTTGCCATCTTTTTTCTTTTTAACTAAATCAATTATTTTCATAACTGTGTACACAATAGAAACTGCTAATAATACTAATTTAAAACCTTGTTCAACTTGGGTAAAACTTACCGCCATTGCAACCGAGTTTAGTGCGTATAATTCAAAATCTTTAAGCGACATTTTTTACTTTCATTAAACGTTCAACAATATTAGTAACACCCTCTATTGTTATGTAAGAAGTTGCTATAATTACCCAATCAGTTGATGTAATAACTCCGCTAAATAAACCAGCGGAAGCTACTACAAAAACTGTTAATTTTCTACTTACCCATTTGTTAAGGAATAAGTCTATTTTTTCTTTTCTACTCATATTAACTTAAATCTGCTATTTGGTTTCCTGTTGTTTCAACAGTTGCTACGTTTCTTAATCTTTCAGCTATGTCTAATGTACTTTCTTCTATTGCGGTTAGGAAATCTTCCGCAGTTAAATCAGCAGTTCCAATAGTTGCGTCAATAGGCACTCCTTTTCTAACATTGTCCGCAGTTGGTATAAAAGCAGTCCCTGTAAGTTCTAAAGCTGGTCCGTAATCAACGCCCTCTCTTACATCATCTTCTGCAGGATTTCCTAAAGCAACTCCAGGAGTGTATAAAGTTCTTGTAATTGTATTTGTACTATCTTTAAATTGCCAAGATGTAACGTTATTATCTATTACTACTCTACCTGCGTAAATAGCACAATATGTATCTGTATTTACAACATTACCTCTAACCTTTACAAATGTTGTAGCAAGTCCTTGTATTGCAGGAGAACCACTGCCTGAAGTTGTTATTCCTAAAATGTCTATTGTACAAGGATTTGTTGTATTAATTACAGCAGGATAAGCAGTCCCACCTGTTACATTACCTATTAAATTTAATGTTCCGCTTGTTGGGAAAAATATTGAAGGAGCTGTATTTGTGGTAATGTTACCTGTTAAATTTATTGTTGTAGTTGTTGCACAGGAAATTGCATTACCTTGTGCAATACCTAAACTATTTGAATTTCCACCACTAACATTTCCTGTTATATTAATAATTGGATTTCCTGCATTAATAGCTAATGTTGTTGATGATAATCCTGCATTTGTTTGAAAACAAGTAATATTTCCAATTAAGTTAATAGTTGTTGATGAATTTACAAATATTGTATATCTGCCACTTGTATTTTGATTATTTAACCCATAATCACCAACCATATTAAAAGTTCCTGTATTTTGAACTAATATATTTCTACCATTCGCAATATTAGGAACAAGATTCACACTACCATTAAAAGTCGCAGTTTGCCCACTTGGTAAATCAAAGGTTAAGCAATAAGAAGTGCTATTACTAAATACACTATTAGTAGGAGCAGAACAAGTTAAATTACCACCATTAGCAAAGGTAAAACCACCACCTGCAACTGTACCTCCGTATAGGTTTGTAACCTCTGACATTTCGAGTTCTACTATTGTAATATTAGAACCACCATTTACAGCTGTAATATTTATTCTATAATATGTATATGATGTTGTAT